TCGGCGTGGGCGGTCGAGTCACCCGTGGCGCCCGTGCCCAGGATGTACCCGGTATAGGTGACCCAGTCGCCCGTCACCGTGGCATTTGACAGTGCGATGTTATGCTGAGAGCCGAGTAGATCGGCGCCGTTGATATTGACCCAGGCATTGTCCGCGCCGTTTCGGCCGGCGGCTCCGGCATACACCGTGCCGGCGCCGGCGGTCTGCTTCATGCGCACCTTGATACGGAGTCTCACTTCCGGATCGAAGACGAGGGACGTTTTGTGCGTGAGCCACGCCATGTCGTCGCCGCTGTTGTCACCGATGCGAAGGATATTCGAGCCGGCGACCCCCCCGGATGAGACGACCGTGATACTGCCACCCCCGGAATGCACCGTCCAGTGGTCGGTGATATCGTCCCGCTCGAAGTGCTCATGAAACACGTTGCCCGCCACAATGGCTTCCGCCGTCACGTCCGCATCGTCTTCGGGCTTGCTGCCGTCGTCGGTGATCTCGGACCAGTTGGCCAGGTTGCCGTCGGCCCCGACCGGGATCCCGCCTTTGTATATCGCCGTGCCGGAATCATTGATGCAGACCAGGTATTTGCCGATCATGTCATCGATATCGTTGGTTGTGGTGAAGACCGTGGGGGCGTCTTTGTCCCAATAAATGAACCGGTCCGCCGTCCCGGTCAGGTCGTCGGCCGGTTGGTAGTCGGTATCGAAAAATCGCACATAACCCAGGCGTTCGCTGTCCTCGTCCTCGGCGCTGACCCAACCGACTAGCCCCGTGCCTGTGTTACCAAACATATAGTGCTCGATCGCCAGGAACACCGTGGGGCGTTCGCCGGCGGCCGCCGCGTTGGCATCGGGCTCGGGGCGTAGCACGTCCCGGAAGGTGTCCCGCCGGGTCAAACTGGACAGGGGAATATAGGCGTCCGGGGCCACGGCATCGAGATCGTCCAGGGCCGGCACGTACCGCGTCAGGGTGATCGAGGCGTGCAGGTGGTCATCGAACGCCACGTCGGCCACCTCGAAAATATCGTCGGCCAGGTCGGTGGCGCCGAACAGGAACGGATCGCCGACCACCGGTGTGACGTCCCAGTCCTCATCGATCGTCACCTGCGTGGCGCTGACGACCGTCGCCACACCGTGATCGTCGAGGGTCTGGGTCCCGCCGGTACGCGACTGGACCACAATCATATCGGTTCCGGACACGACCTCGGTGATGGCCCGGTCCAGTGTCACCGTCCGGCCCGAGACGGCCGTGATCCGCCCGCCGATGCTCCGCCCGTCGATCTGGCAGTACACCACATCGCCCGGCTCGTAGATCACCGCGTCGATGTCGGTGCGGCAGGCCCCGGATAAGTCCACCAGGCGATTGCGGGCCAGTTCGCGCCGGACCAGTCGCGACGCCTCTGAGGTCCGCGTCACGGCCGCCAGGTCCAGATTGACGGTGGTCAGCGTGTCCAGTTCCGGATCGGTCACCAGGATCGACCGCTCGGTGTAATCGCTGGCGACGTCCCGATACCTCGCCGTGGCCTCGGCGGCCAGTTCGTCGTGAGGGATCGGGTCCAGTTGGCCACTGCCCCGCTCCCAATTACCGTCACAGAGCAGGCCCACCGGAACCCGAGCGTCATCAATCCACAGGCCAAAACTATTCCCCTCGTAGGTCAAGCCGCACCGCCCCGAGGCGCAGATCTGGCCGATGGCGCGGTGGGCGGATGTGGCCGACGACAACACGACATCGCACTGCATCACGTTCTCGGTCCCGCTCTGGCCGTCGTCGGCCGTTTCCTGGCAGAGGGCCTGTTGAGCCGTGAAACCGGCCTCGATGATCTTGGACGTAGCCACGCCCCGCGTGTGACCGATCGCATAGGCTGTCCCGACGCCGTTACCGGTAATGATCGGGGCGGTGAGGATGTCACGCACGGCGTCGGCGTGGTACTGACTGACCGCAAACCCGCCGGCCCCGTTAGCGACGATGCGACCGGTGGTCTCGCAACTCAGCTCCTGGATCCCGCCGGCGGTAATCTCGGTGGGCACCGTGCTCAGGCTCATCATCACCATCCCAGGATGGGTAAAGGCGATGGCCCGCTCGACCTGCACCACGGACAACTCGAAGGCCGTGATGTAGCGCGAATTGGTGTGGTCAACGGTCTGCCGCGTCACACGGACCCGGGGGCGCTGGCCGGCCGTGAGGGTGTAGGCCGAGCCGCCGGTGTAGGTCGCGGCGATATCGTACGCCAGGCGGATCGAACGGCCCGCCATGCCGTTGATCGTATCGTCCATCAGCGTGTGCCAGGTGTCACCGATCGCGTCGCCAACCTCGATCTTGACATCGACCTCGGTGGGCTTGCGGGCGCCGTCCTTGGCGTCGTAAACCGTCAGGCCCTGGGGAAAGACCAGTTGCACCTGCAGGCCGGTCCAGCCCGTGCGGGCGAGTGTGAAGGTCACCGGCTCGTTGTAGAGGCATTTCTGGCCGACGGGGAAATCCTGGGGGCAGGTGGTCCAGCCCGTCGTGGCGCTTTGATCGACCAGGCCCCGCGTGCTATCGACTGTGACATCGGGCATATCCGAGAGGGGCCGGCCGTTGACGCGGATCGTGGCGGTATCGATCGCCGCGATCGGGCCCTCCCCGAAACAGGCCAGGATCGTGCGAGAGACCTCGGTCTTGGTGATGTAGTCGTCGTAGAGCCAGCCAAAACTGCCCCAGTCCCAGCCCGTGGGCTTCTGCCGCGTCTTGACGGTGTCCACCGAGATGTAGTGGCCGACGATATTGGCGTGGACGCGGTTGGTGCCGTAGCTCACCTGGATCGGCAGGCCCTGATCCTCGGTGGTCTGCGAGCCGAACTGGTATTGGGTCCCCTGGTTGTCGCTGTGAATCGACGGGGCCAGCGCTCGGTTTAGAAGGTAAGACCCTGCGGTTAGGAGGCCCACTTTCGCGACCGCGGCGGTCCAATGAGCCGATGTGAGCACCCATTTCACTGCGAAAGTCACTAAACCAAATATCGGCATGAGTTACCCTTTCATCCGGGCGGGGATCACGATCTTGGCGGCGTCCGGATCGAGGCCGAGGAAGCCGCCGAACCGGGTCTCTTTGCCCAGGGCCACACACCGCGCCAGCGTCCCGTTGCAGGTGGTCTCGGCCCCGCTGTAGCCACAACGCGGATCGGTCTTAAAGTCGCCGGCGTAGGGGCACTGATCGGACCAGTAGCGATTGGCCGGGCTTCGCATCTTGACCGGGTTGGCCCCGCCCAGCGTCATGAGAATATCTTCGCCCTGGGGCTTGGCTGCCAGGATGTCGTAGGTCACGGTCGACCAGGCATAATCGGCCGCCAGATTGTCAACGTTGACAATGGCCACCGTCACCGTGCAGTCACGAAACCAGTCGGTCGCGATCGCATAGGGGCGCACGACACGGACGGCATCGGGTAGGGTTAGTGACACCGTGGGTACCGAACCGCCCTTGCCGGAAAAGAGCCACTGGCCGGCCGAGGGCCAGGGCGTGTAGTCCTCACCATCGTAGGTCACCGTCTCGGTGTACCGGGCATAGCGCAGTTGGGTGTCGCCGACGTCGGACAGGTCCAGGTGGAGCAAGACCGCCCAGGCGGCGGCCTGGGCATCGCTATTGAGCAGGGTCAACAGGGCGGTTGGGATGGTCCTCATGCCACCACCTCGCTTTCCGTGCCGGAACCGCTGTTGTAGATCGCCGCGATTTCCGTGCCCGTCAGGGCTCGCTTGTAGATCCGCACGTCGTCTATCACACCGGAAAAGTAGTCGCTCAACCCTGTATCCTTCCGTACGCCGACCGTGACGTTGTCGCGGTCGGCCACGTCGGCCAGCCATCGCCCGCTGTTGGCCCCGGCATGTACCGTCCCAAAGGCGACGGCGAGGCCATCGACGTAGCCCATAACGGTGGTGCCGTCGCTGGCCAGCGCCACATGGGACCACTGCCCGGCGGTGAACACGGACGCGGTGGATAGGTTGTCACTGAAGCCGCTTCCCACCGCCATGTAGTTCACCGCGCTGCCGTTGCGGTGCAACCGGAGGAGTCTCGAACCCGTCGCCTCGTCACAGGAGGCGATAATCGTGCCGGATCCGGCGACCGTGGTCGGCTTGACCCAGGCCATCCAGGTCCCGCTGGCCGAATCGAATCCGGTGGCACTGCAACTAAGGTAGTCGGAGGAGCCGTTAAAGGCCAGGGCGTCGGTGATCTTGCCCGCGACAGTGAGGTCCTCGGAGTTTTGCTGGGCCGTGAGTGTGTAGCTGTTGCCCGACGCGTCGAGGACGTCGGTGTCGGCCGCATCGTCGTTCATCTTCCAATGGGCCACTAACATATCAACCGCTGTGGTCGGGACCACGGGGAGGATCCGCAGCTCAGCAATATAGTGATCCAGGACGCCGGGCATGGGCGTGACTTGCGGCGGTGACTCGGGATCGAATCGGGACTCATAGGTGAGATATGTTTTCGGATGGGACCAATAGAAGGTCTCAGCGCGGTGGTCCGTATAGAAGTCCTCGATAATCTCTTTGTCGTCGGCCGTCAATCCGTCCAGGCGGCAATCATACGCCACGATGGCCTGGCCCAGCTCCTCACGCGTCCGCAGGACGCCGTTGCCGAGTTGCATCGCCGCCACGCCACTGTCGAGGATGCTACGCTTGGGGAAGCCGAGGGTATACGATCGGCTCAGGGCCGATATAGGGGAGGTATCCATTAGCTCAATCGCTCCGAAAGGGGGCCACCGTGATCGAGGTCGTACAAGATCGCCGAGATCGACAGTTCGTTGACCTTGGCGTTGAACTGCGTCTCGGTGACCTGGACCTCTTTTCGCTGGCCGGTATTGGTCACGTTCAGTGTGACGGTCGGGGCGGCCGGGGCGGCGGGGCGGTCGGGACTCTGGCCTCGCAAGTCGCCGACCAGGTCTCCGCTGCCGTTCCGCGTCAGGGGCATCACGGCCTCGTGGCCGGCCTCGCCCATGACGCCGATCCCGCCACCGTGGCCGAACAGGGTCGGGCGGCTGACGATTCCGCCCTTGGCGAACGGCTCGACACCCTGCGGACCGAAGACGTTGCCCTTGGCTGAATAGGCGACGCCGGGGGACGGTGAGAGACTGATATCTGTAGCGCCGGCTGGCACCGTGCTTCCGCCGGCCATGGCCCCACCGAGACTCGGCAGCAGTGAGCCCATCAGGTTGGTGGCCAGGGGCTTTAAGAGTTGCTCCGTCAGACCGTATTCCAGCATCGAGAGGCTCAGCCGCTTGAGCGCGTCGCCGAAATCCTCAGCACGGAAAATGGCATCGTCCAGCGCGCCGACCCAGCCGTCGCGGAACTGGGTCGAGAGGGCGGCGGCGGTTTCTCCGGTGGTCTGTAGCTCCTGTCGCATGTCGGCCACGCCGGCGGCGGCGCCCTGGCCCCAGCCGCCAGCGCCCTTGGCCTGGTCGCTATTGATTTGCCTCTGGCGATC